TTGCCAGCAAGGTCTGGTTACTACAACATCTTGAATCAATACAGTGTCACTACTCCGCCATGTATGTGCTAGGATCCTGGTATGGCAACCTGGCCTTGTTCATGAGTTTACAACCAACCATTACTGCGGACCTAATTATCAATGTAGAAATCAATCCCGAGATGTTGCAGACTAGTGAAAGAATCCTGGACATGTCCGGAGTGGACAATGTAGAGTTCATGTTGAAAGATGCTAACGACTTGGACTATCAACAGCTGGGCAATTCGGGTTTGGTCGTCAATACCAGTCTTACCGAAATTCCCGAGGCCGAATGGTTTGAACATATACCCGCCGGCACCTTGGTGGCCATGCAGGCCAGAGACAACGATCCCGGAGTCAAGTATCACGACTCACAGGACATACAGCGCAGGTATCCACTAAGTAAAGTGCTGTATCGCGGATCCATTCAGTTACGCGATCCTGAAACCCAATATCAACGCTTTATGATTATTGGTCGCAAATAGAATTTGGCCTTAGGACCGAATGCCCGGCTGCTGGGCTTAGTACTAACGATTCGCTACCGTGAAACTATAAAGTGAGCATTTATACCCACTAAATATCACCATGTCGGATTATTTTACTCCCCAAGACTATTTTGCCACCCCAGCGATAAAATACACATCAAGGGTTAATCAAACTCAAACTTTTGTGTACGACACAGAAACTGTAACTCATGTATATAATGACTATGGTTATAGAACCTATGATTTGAGTTCTGTGCCGGCTGAATATATTCTAGTATTTGGCAGTAGTCATACCGATGGTCACGGATTGCATTTGGAAGAAAGATGGACCAGTCATTTAGAAAAATTGTCCAACGTTCCCATTTACAATCTAGCATCGGCCGGGTGCGACTCTACGTTTATTGTACAAAATATTACCAATTGGTTAAATTCTAATTTATCAAAACCCAAACATATTATTATAGACTGGACTCCTATATGTCGATTATTATCCTGGCAAAAAGGAAAATCAGAATTTAGTCAAGCCTCGTGCATGGGCACAACCGGTTTGTTTGTCAATTCATTGCATGCCGGAGATGAAAATTTTTGGACCAAATGGACCAAAGATGTTATTTTGGTTGATACCCTATGTCGCCTGACCGATACCAGTGTTGTTCATTTGTATTTAGATGCCGATCCGTTGTTTAATACTACTTTACCGTTTTTAACGGCCAACAACATTCATATGCATGTAGATGAAAAAACCCACAACAAAACCTGGCATTATGACAACGGTTCTAAGGACAACTTCCATCATAGTTCCGTGTGTCATCAACAATGGGCTGAAAGAATTTTTGGTATAATTCAGGAACCAAACGAGCTTGTATTTTTATAATTTTACTGTATAATAGTAAAACTTATTAGGAGATTTACATGACAGATCGCGTATTTACAACAGAACAAACAAACAAACTTACACAAATTATCAATGAAGGCATTGGTGTAATGTCCGAAATTGAAACCCTCACAGGCGGACTAAATGATACTGTCAAAGCCATTGCCGAAGAGTTAGAAATCAAACCAAGCATCTTGAAAAAAGCTATCAAGCTGGCACACAAGAGTGAATTTGGTCGTGAGCAACAGGATCATGAATTGCTCGAGCAAATTTTAGTCCAGGTTGGTAAAACACTGTAATCAATGTCTGCAGATATTCTTGTTAAGTATTGCGGATTTCCAGCTCTTGAGATTGAACTAGATACTAGTTCATTGCGAGATGCTTACAAGAATCTAGTTAAAAAAAATAGTGGTCACACAGCCATTAGTAGAGATCCGCAAAAATACACAATTGAATATTTAAAAAAATTAGTTCAACAGGCCAATGAAGTGTTGGGCTGGAATTGGGTAGCAGACAATTACGATCTTGAAACCACAACTCGACTTCATAAAGATATAGAAATATATCTAGCGCATGGTTTTGCAAATATACCCGAAGAACACGATACTTTGTGTCACGAATTGCACTACGCCTTGCATGCTATACAAGCAGGAAGTACTAGAGGACAGTGGTTGCAGGTTGAATGGTTTAACGATGATTTTGTAGCAATGCCGGACAATTTTAGATTTACACACAAACTTGACTTTGGAGATGTAAAATTACAAAATGCCTATGTGGGTCACGATCCAGCATTTTTATTTTTACAACAAGATTTTAACAACATAGCACAAACTTGTAGATTTCATGATATTGTTAGACCCGGAATTAATATCATGATTGATCAATATAATTTTACAGTCAATGATAATTATATAAAAACACTAACTCATCATGCTCCAGAATGGGTACAACACCATGGAGTAGAAAAAATATTACGCTATACCGGTTGGCCTCGCATTGGTCGTGTGTTAAACTTGGATGTGTTACAAAATGTTGTTGAATCTCCTGTGTTTGAATTAGAAAAAGTTGAAGTCATATAAAACTGTGATAATTACAGTATGAGTCGCTCACATTACGAGCATGAATCATGGCTTACCGGCCATAAACGGAGAAAAATTTGAGTTATATTGATGCACTTTTTGATCGTGAGCACGATCGCATACATGTAGTTGAACGCAAGGACGGCGAGCGCCGTTATCAAGAATATGCTGCCAACTATGTGTTTTATTACGATGACCCGCGCGGTAAATTTCAAAGTATCTATGGTACTCCGGTATCGAGATTTAGTAGCCGCAACAACAAAGAATTTAGAAAAGAGCTACGCATACAGTCTGGAAAACAACTGTATGAATCTGATATTAATCCCATATTCCGTTGTCTGGAAGAAAATTACAAAGGGCAAGATGCGCCAAAACTAAATGTAGCTTTTTTTGACATTGAGGTAGATTTTGATCCTGAGCGCGGTTTTAGTCGTCCAGAGGATCCGTTCAATCCTATCACTGCTATCAGTGTGTGGTTAGGATGGATTGACCGACTAATTACCCTGGTTGTACCACCAAAACACATGACTTGGGAAACAGCACAAGAAATTGTCGCTGATTTTTCAGACTGTTTGCTATTTGAACGTGAAGAGGACATGCTTAACACCTTTTTAGATTTGATACAAGATGCAGATGCGTTGTCAGGATGGAACAGTGAAGGCTATGATATACCTTACACTGTAAATAGAGTCACTCGTGTGTTAAGCAAAGACGATACTAGAAGATTTTGTCTTTGGAATCAATATCCCAAAGGACGAACCTTTGAACGATTTGGTGCTGAAAATCAAACCTATGATTTAATTGGGCGAGTGCATATGGACTATATGCAATTATATCGCAAATACACCTATGAGGAGCGCCATAGCTATTCATTAGATGCCATTGCTGAATATGAATTACAAGAAAACAAAACAGTATTTGAAGGCACGCTTGATCAATTGTATAATCAAAACTTTAAAAAGTTTATTGAGTACAATAGACAAGACACTATGATCTTGGCTAAACTGGACAAAAAATTAAAGTTCTTAGACTTAGCCAATACTCTGGCGCATGAGAATACTGTGTTGCTACAGACCACCATGGGTGCTGTGGCTGTAACCGAACAGGCCATTATCAATGAAGCACACGAACGTGGCATGGTTGTGCCAAACCGTAAAGAACGTTATAGCGATGAGGATACTCAGGCGGCAGGTGCGTATGTTGCGTATCCACGTAAAGGCATACATGAATATGTCGGATCAATAGACATTAACAGTCTATATCCCAGTGCTATTCGTGCGCTCAACATGGGTCCAGAAACTATTATTGGACAACTACGACCAATAATGACCAATCGTTATATTAAAGAAAAAATGGCCAAAGGTTCTAGTTTTGCTGCGGCATGGGAAGGATTATTTGGTAGTTTAGAATACGAAGCAGTAATGGAAATGCAACCGGGTACAGAAATCACAATTGATTGGCAAGATAGTGAAGAGTCTGTGCATAGTGCCGCAGAAGTATGGAAGATTATATTTGACTCGAACCAACCTTGGATGCTTAGTGCTAACGGAACTATCTTTACTTTTGAAAAAGAAGGAATCATTCCAGGTTTATTAAAACGCTGGTATGCAGAACGTAAAGAAATGCAGGCCAAACTAAAGGAGTGCAAAAATGCAGAAGACGAAGAATATTGGGACAAGCGACAACTCGTCAAGAAGATCAACCTTAATAGTCTTTACGGTGCTATTCTTAATCCTGGTTGCCGTTTCTTTGATAAACGTATTGGTCAATCAACAACTCTTACTGGTCGTGCCATTGCCCGTCACATGGATGCGTATGTAAATGAGTGTATTACTGGTAAGTATGACCACGTAGGCGAATCGATCATTTATGGCGATACAGACTCTTGTTATTTTACTGCTTATCCTGTACTCAAAGATGAAATTGAATCAGGTAATATGCAGTGGTCTAAAGAAATCGCTGTGCAACTGTATAACAGCATTGCTGATCAAGTTAATGATAGTTTTCCAGGATTCATGGAACAGGCTTTCCATGTTCCTCGAGACATGGGGGGTGTAATTAAAGGCGGTCGTGAGATTGTGGCCAGCAAGGGATTATTCATCACTAAGAAGCGTTATGCGGTTTTATACTATGATAAGGAAAACAAGCGTGTAGATACACATGGTGAGCCTGGTAAAGTCAAGGCCATGGGGTTGGATCTCAAACGCTCGGATACTCCCAAGGTTATCCAAGAGTTCTTAAGCGAAGTTCTCAATGATGTTTTAACTGGTAGTGATAGAGAAGCAGTTATTGAAAAAATTCGTGATTTTAAATATAAATTTGCCGAACGTCCGGGTTGGGAAAAAGGATCACCAAAACGTGTTAATAATTTAACAAAATATTCTGCTGAAGAAGAACGATTAGGAAAAGCAAACATGCCTGGACATGTTCGTGCAGCAATTAACTGGAACAACCTGCGCAGAATGAACGGCGACAAATA